CGCCCCATCTATCGAGAAAGCTGACCTCGTAGCGCGCAAGCTCTACATGTCCGAGCATGATATGCGCGCTATGCAGGCGGCTGGCGTGTTCCCAAAAGAGCGCGTCGATATGGTCGTCGCGTACTCGAACTCTGCTCAAGGTGACCAGTCGTGGGATCGCCAAGGCAACGCCACGTACACAATGGCCGGACGAATCAACGTAGTTGATACATCCATCGCACCGCCGGTTGGCATGACAATGGCGATCGGACCGACGCAGGTGTGGCGCATTCACACGAATCTTCTTGACCTTGATGGTGACGGCATCCCGGAGGAGAACATTCTATGGGTACAGGACCGTTCAAGACGGCTGATTGGGTTCGCACCATTCGAGTATCCGGGGGGACGGCCGTTCAAAGCCCTTTCACTTATAGCCCGTCCAAACCGTTTCTATGGTATTGGCTTTCCGGAACGGCTGAAACCCATACAGGACGAGGTTGACTCGATTCACAACGCGCGCCTGCAATGGCTCGACATGTGCCTTAATCCGGATCGTTACAAGACAGAGAATGTCCGTACAGACGACGAAACGCGCCGGCAGGGGCCGCAGAAAGAGTGGATTGTACCAAATGGACCACAAGATGTCGGCTTCGTCAAGCTCGGCGACCCTCCTCCGTCGGCGGACCAAGAAGAGAGCCGCCTACTTCAATACGCTGCGAAAGTCACTGGAGCACCCCAGGCCAGTTCCCTGGCTGCATCCGCACAATCTGGAGGCCGCGTTTCGGCACGAGCTGCACAGAGTATATCGGCTATCCAGCAGATGCAAACCAACATGTCTTTACAGCGCATACGCTTCTGGGCACGCGCTATGGTCGAGTACTCGCACGGGCTGAATATCAAGTACGGGCCCGATCAAATGGAAGTGGTTGCCAACTCAGGCGGCAATCCGCGGAAGATGATTATCCCGAAAGAGCTGTTCTTTCTCGACTTCACGTTCGGCGTAGTTGGGCAGGGAGGACCTCTCGACAAGGAGTCCCGCCGGCAGGACATTCTCCTCCTGGTTCGCCTCATTGACCAGAGTCCGACGCTCAGTGCCTTTGTTAAGGGCAACCCACAGCACATGTGGACCATTAGCCGTATGGTACTTGAGACCTTTGACATACCTGAAGTCACTGCGATCATTGGTACTATGGAAGAAGGCGTCGAGCACTTCGAGGAGCAAGCTAAGGCGCAGGAACAACAGCAACAGCAGCAAATGCTCCTACAACTGATGAGTCACTCTAAGATCGGCCCGAAGGGGGTACCCAGTGGACCGGCCAAGCCTCAGGGAGGCGCTTAGCTCTGCATCATGGGCGACGATTTTTACAGACGAACTCGTCCCCACGATCCGAACGCTGCGCCGCTCGTTACTACACACCGACCACAGAGACTCTGCAGGATATGCAGCGGCCTTCGCGAAGTTCCAGGTTCTGAAGCACACGATAACTGCGATGTACCGCAAGGTGGACAAGAATCTGCCGATGCCGGACGCGATAATACAGGAGTTTGACTTACCAGATGGATTTTAATGACGACGACTTCGAGTTTGACGACAGCGGTGTCCTTATCCCTCGTGCCGCAGAGCCTGATCCTGCAGCAGCCGCGGCCCTTATTCCGGCAGGCCCCACTCCCGAGGAGTGGCAAGCGACACGTAAGCGCGTTGAAGAGTTAGAGAATCAGGTCAAGAATCAACCGCCGCCGGCCCCCGTGTTGGCGCCGCGTCCGGTTATACCGGTCGCTGCTGACGAACAGCAGATAATCGCTACACTGAACAAGGAGTTCGCCGACAACCCTGGTCAGTTCGGCCTGAACCTTCTGAAGACAGTTGACAAGATCGCCGAGCAGAAGGCTCGCGCGATGGTTGCGCCGGTCAATGAGACAGCGACTCGTGCCGCGATCGACAACTACAAGCAGGCTATGTCCACGGACGCGCTGTTCCCTCAGGCCGAAGAGACGTTCGATCGCCTCATCGGCGAACTGACGCCTGCCGCCCTGGCAAACGTACCGGCAGACCAGATCCGCAAGCAGCTCGATAACGTCTACAACATGGCGGTCGGCGAGTCGCTTCGTAAGAAACCGAACAACATTCCCGCGGCTCCTAGCTACGGCGGCGGATCAGCTACTGGCGGTGTCAGCAAGGCCCGCAAACTCTCGAAGAACCAGCAAAATGTCATCGCTCTAGCTCGTCAATATGGGATGAGCGATAAAGATGCTGCCGCGGCGGCGTCGGAAGCGGAAGCTAGCTAATGCCACGTCCAAAAGCTCCCAACAACGCGGGCAAGGTCTTGTCCCACGACTACTCCGAGAAGGCTGCAGCGGCCGACAACCTAGCTGCTCAGGCAGTACGGAACGAAGAGAATCAGGCCGAGGGCGCAAAGACTCTCGAAGAGACGTACATCACGATCAAGCCGGGGCTCCGGCTTCCGATGTCCACGTTTGTCGATCACGACTACGTTCGCCGCAAAGCCGTGGACATGTTCCCGAACGGCGCCACTCTCGTGAAAGAGCCACTGGCAGGCGCAGAATACGGCTGGCCGGTCAAAGATGACGCGCACATTGCCGGACGTCTACGCTCCAAAGCATACCGCCTGGTGTCTCCGGACGAGCTACGCGAGGACTGTGAAGCGTCAGTGATAACGTGCAAGATGCTCGGCAGTGAGGGCGTACAGTTGATGAACCACGTTCTTGTCGAGATCGCTCCCAAGTTCGTGAAGCGGCTCTACAAAGATCGCGAAGCGGCGGCAGCTCTCCAACTTCACGGTCACCTAGGGTTCAAGACACTCCAGAATAACGTCTCCATGGTCTCGAACGGCGTTGTGTCCGTGGAAGCAGACGTTACTACTAGCGACGGGACGTTCTCCCTATAAGAATTGCCGTGGTAAACGGTGGAAAATAGCGGCAATAGGCCCTGCACATGCGTTGCTAGCGAAGTGCAGGGTCTTTATTTTGGCGGATCCTTTGGCCGATAATGTGACCAGGATCACTTGACAAGTTGACGCAACTGTCCGAAAGGGGTATAGTAAGGGTTAAGTACTGCCCCTCCGAGGACACTTAACGATGCTTTTACCCCCGCGCGCACCTCTGATTCGAAACTCGGCCTTGGGGACCGGCGTCCCGCACGAGAACTACACCCCTGCCTCGCACATTAACGATGCCGATTTCGTGACTGAGACCGCGGGCACTATTGCCTCCTCGGGCCCCAATCCGACGCTTGTTCTCGGTATTGCTGAGCACGACTCGAACGCAAACTGGGGCGGACAAGCTCCTCCTCCGGCCGCTCAAAACATTCAAAACGTCCTCGGCGCGTCGAACGTCGGCCTTGGCGGCCTCGTTTCCCCGTCTCCGGCGCAAACTATCGTCGCGACTCTCGGCCCGAATATCGGCGTCGAGATGAGCCTCACGCCCACCACGGGCTGGATCACGGGCGGCGCGCAGCAGGCGAACCTCGGCACTCTCGTCGGCCTGGCAGTAGATGCCACCACGGGATACTACATTGCCGATCCGACCGCATCGCACTTGATCGGTCGCATTTTTGCGAAACCGTTCGCCCCTAATGGTCCGTTCGGCGGGGGTTCCGGTTTCGCCGGAGACCTCGGTGCGCGCGTCCTGGTTGAGTTCCTCCCGGCAGCCTTGCAAGCAACGCAGGGCGAGTAAGAGTAAAGGTTAGAAAAGCAGACAGATGGCAACCAATACCATGACCACGCGGGAGTTCTTCCAGGCGAACTCCTCCATCGTAATGAAGCTCTACTCGAACTCGACTCCGATGGAGCCCGTGGTCTACCCTGAGCTTTTCAATGACTGGGACTTCCCGGAAGATCGCTCGTTCGCGACCGTACTTTCCATCGCTGGCTTCGGCGTTCTGCAAGAACGCACGGAAGGCGCGCTTCCGGCCGTCGATGTGGCGCGCGAGGCGGCACGTTCGTCCTTCGCATGGACCACGTACGCCCTGCGCTACTTCGTTTCGAAAGAAGCGATGCGCGAAGATCCGAAGTCGCTGATCCCGAAACTCCCAGGCTTGCTGCGCTACTCAAGCGATCAAACCAAGGAGTTCTTGATCTGGTCGATTCTCAACTTTGCCTTCAATCCCGCTGTTCCGCTCGCGGTCAATGGTCTCCCGTTGATTTCGGCGAACATCCCCTGCGCGGCTAACCCTGCAGTAACGTTCTCGAATCTCTTGCTCAACGTCGGCCTCTCGGTTGACGCCTTGCAAGCGGCGATCGACCTCATGGCAATCATGCCGGATGATCGTGGTGTCCTCCTGACCTCGAAAACGCCGCGGAAACTCGTGTTCCCGACGTATCTTCGCAAACAGGCGACCCAGACCCTCCAATCGTTCTACTATCCCGGAACGTCGCAAAATGACGTCAACCCGGTCGCCGGAGTGGTCGATCCGCTCGCGGTCAAGTACATCACGGCGCCGTTCGGCGGCCCGTACCCGTGGTTCGTTACCGCCGGCAAGGGCGAACTCGGAACCGATGCACATGCACTCTTCGCCTCCGTCAAATGGGACGAGCAGGAAGCACATTACGACGAGGATCGTAAAGGCATGGTCCACGAAACCGAGTTTCGTATCATGTACGATGCCGTCGAACAACGCGGTATTGTCGGAAGCCAGGGGTAATTAACACATGGCAGGCGCACCTCCGTTCTTTTGGACTGAGCCGGTAATTCAAGCTAAGGATCACGTCGCTCCGCGGGGTGTCGGGTTCACGCAGGCTTCTATTCTGCGATTCCCTGAAGTTGCCTTAGCCCCCGGTGCCGGCAGCCTGGCACTCGCGTCAGCCGCCTCATTCGCGGTACTTGGCGCGACTACAGTCACAAACACAGGCGCCAGTGTCGTCACGGGTAACCTCGGTCTGTATCCCGGCACGTCCATCATCGGATTTCCGCCCGGCACAGTTGTCAACGGCACCATTCAAGATACGACCCCGGCCGCCGCTCAGGCGCAGGTTGACCTAACGACTGCTTACACGACTCTAAATGCACTACCGCCCACGGGTGGGACGCTCGCTGCCGATATCGGCGGTACGACAATTACGCCAGGCGTGTATAACGTAGTAAGCACACTTGCTATCACGGGTACGGTTAATCTTAACGCTGGTGGAAACCCGAACGCACTGTTCATCTTTCAGATCCCGAGCACATTCATTCCTGCAGTTGGCAGCACGGTTCTTTTGACCGGCGGCGCACAGGCAGCGAATGTATACTGGGTCGTCGGTTCGTCCGCGACTATCAATAACGGCTCGACGTTCGAAGGTAACGTACTTGCGGAAGCTTCGATCACTGCCGGAACCACGGTCACCGGCAGTATGCGCCTCCTGGCTCGCACGGGCGCAGTCACGTTGGACGATACAACGGTCACTATTCCGGCAGTTGGGTCAAGCTCGAACACAATCGCTGCCCGTCTTCCGTTGCCGGCCGGCTGCAAGATTCTAGCGGTAGAAGTTCTGCCGTATGGCTCTCTTGCCGGTACGGCCTCGTTCAACATCGTTGAAGGGCCGATAGCCTACGAGGGCGCGGTCCCGGCGCAAGGATCGTTCCTGGTGCATGGATCGGCAAACCCCGCCGGCACAGACACGCTGACAGTTGTCATTAACGGTACCTCGGTCACTACTGCGGCCATCCCGGCAAACACGCAGCGCGATCAAGCCGCAGTCATCCTTGCGGCAGCGATCAATGCTAACGTTACGCTCGCCGCTCTCGGTACCGCGTACGCGATCGGTCAGTATAACGGCGGCTCGGTCGTCACTTTCGTGGACAGCACTGCAGGCACCGGCGGAAACGGCATCACGACCACCGCCGCTGCTTCGCCGGGAGGCCCTGCATCCCTTAACGTCACTGCTTACGCAGCTACGATGAGTGGTGGCGCGGCGGCCGGCGCACTTCCGGTGATCGCAAACACCGACTCGACGCGCGCGGGTATTACGCCTCCGAACACCGCAGTGATCGGTCAGGCGCTGTTTGCGGCCGATCAAGCCATAGCCATGACGCCCGAACTGGTACAACCATTCTATCCGGTGCAGTACGATGCGATCTTCCCGAAGAACGCCTCGCTGACTCTGCGCTTGACTACGAGCAGCGCCGCTGCAGGTACTCTTTCGGTCGCTCTGCTTGTGCAGCTCGTCGATCAGCACCCCGAAAAAGCATACCGCTCAGGCTGGGTTCCGACCCTCTCTAGTTACTAGGAGCACTTATGGCTGACGTATGTACCATCGGTAACTATGCCGGGGTCAACATATTCACCGCGAGTGCTGCCGAAATAGCCGCCGCTCCGGGAAATATCTACGACTCCGGTCCGCTGATGTTCTCTCCGAGCGGTCCTCCCGGCATCGGTAACGCAGTTCACTTCAACAAGATCCAGGGTCACAAAGAGTTCACACTGCAGTGTATTGGCGCCGGCACAAACATTCAAGTCGAAGCCTTCTTCACGCTTGACCAGGCGACCGCTATGGGCACCGGTAACGAGTGGATACCGATCCCGTCACCATCCACGGAAGCAGCTAACCAGTGGGTCAATCCGATGACGCCAAAGACTGCGCTGCGCGCCCAGACAAACTGCTGTGCCATCCGATTCACAGCCCAGGCCACCCTGGCTGGTGCGCCCACAGGCCAAGTCAGCATCCTCATTATGGCGAGCACGTAGTCATGGCGACAGCGAAGCTGGAAGATCAGTATGCTAAGCCGAAAAAGGGTGAATCAGCTTCTGATCGCACTGCGCGACAGAAAAAATACTACAGCGCCCAGCGCGAGTCCGCTCAAGAACGCGGCGATCAGGGCACTGTTGATAAAATCTACGGCAAACTCGGGAAGAAGTCTCCAAATGTCGATGCCGACCGCGGGAACAAAGCTATTCTTGCTGCCGCTCCCGCAGTCGCAAGCGGCGGTGCAGGTCTTGCTCGTCTCTTGGGACGTCGGGCGGCCGGCGCAGCGGGCAGTGCTCTCGTTGGCAGTGCATCTAAACTAGCATCGAAGGCCGGCGATGCTATCGACAAAGATGTAAAGGGTGCCGCCTCCGGCACATCGCGCGCACTAAGCGGTGCCCGTAAAGCTATCACCGGCTCGGAGCGCAAAGCTCTCCCGGCACCAAAGACAAAAGTGCCGGTTGAGAACGACAGCGCGCTGAATAAAATACAGAAAAATCAGGCCGGTCGTAAAATCAAAATTGCCGACTCGAAGCCATCTGGTCAGCGCCGTGCCGACAACAGTGTACGTTCTAAAGCTGGGCCGACCAACCGCGAAGCTGCAGGATTAAAAAAATCCAAGAAAGCGTCGTAGTGTATGACGCTCGGCGACTTGCTTGCAAAAGTCCGGATCTTACTTTCGGAGCCCAGCACCGTGAGGTGGACAAACGCTTACCTAACGGGCCTGATTAATGATGCTCAAAATGCGGTTGCTTACGAAGTAGACTTCCCGGAAGCGTCTGAGCCGTACGGTACTGTCGCGGGCCAACAAGAGTACCAGCTCGTCGATCTGGTGAAGATCCTCCGAGTGTACGTCACGAACGGTATATCGAGGCAACCGCTGATCGGTACCGATATTGGCCTACTTGAAGGGCGCACACGCGACATCTTCGACCAAAGCAGCGGCATCCAGTCCAACGGTCCAGCTATGACGCCGCAGTGGATCGCGCAGCAGCCTGCGTCGTACCCGATCATCGGAGGGTGGCGCGGCCAGGGGCTACCCGCTCCGGTCAATTCCGTCTGGCACAATATTTTCGCCAACGGCTCGTCGCGTCAGCGGCCCGAGTACTATCTACGCGGCGGTTACCTCGGTCTTGTCCCGCCGCCGGACGCTACCGCGGCGTACGATATCAACGGTAAGTTGATAAGCGGCTTTGAGATTATCGTCGATCATGTCCCCGTGCCGTTCACTATGAGTGTGTCTTCAGACCTGTCGGCGTTCCCGGCGCGATTCAAGGACGCGATCTGCTTCCGCGCTGTGGCCGACTGCTTGTTTTCGGACAAGAACTCGGACTATCAGGCGGCCGAGGCCAAGTTCGCGAGCGAGTGCGTGAAGCTCCGTAAGTGGAAAGAGTCTTTGCAGGCGGACAAGTCTAAGACGTACATGATAACGACCATGCGGACCTGGTTCCGTCGTCGCCGCACGGGGTGGAATTAAATGTCCAGCGCATATGATAATGTAATTCTCGCCGAGCCCTCGCTACGGGCGTTTCTTCCGCTGAACGACCTCTCCGGCTCTACTGCAGTTGACGCTTCTGGGCACGGCTTTAACGGAACAATCACTGGCGGAGTTCTTTTAAATCAGACTCCTTTACTCGCAGACGGCGAATCCAGCGTAGCGTTTAACGGTACCAATGGGCAGATAACGCTGCCTGTGGGGATAGATTTACCCGCGCCGCTGTCTGTGGAGTTTTGGTTTAAAACTCCGGCGTCCGGAAATCAGTGTCTGATTTCCAGCGGAGCCTGGCTGCTATTCGGCGAGAGCACCGAGCTTATACCGTCGATATACACGAATACCGGTGATCATCAGTACGTTCCGTCCTTTGTGATGGAACCTAATACACTGTACTATGCAGTTCTCACTATAGACGCATCATTTAACTTTATCCTGTACGTCGCAAGCGGTAGTGGGCCGGTCACACAATACGGCTCGGGGTCCGCCCCCGGCAGCACTTCGTTAAACTATCAAGGAGTATCGAGCGGCGGCCCTATCGTACCGCCTCAGCTCGGGAACTTTTACAGTGGGGAGTATCCGTACACCGGCAATGCTGCGAAGTACGCTATATATAATCAGGTACTAACCTTAACGCAGATGCAGGCGCATTTTAATGCAGGATCGGCCGGTCCGCTGAATGTCAGCCCTACAACTGTCAATATAGATGTCAGTGCTCCTTCCGTCGATGTTACAGTACAGCAAACTGGCGCGGGAGCAGGAGCATTCTCAGTCACCGGAGGCAACCCGGCTCGCGCGACTGCGACTTTATCGTCACCAAATGGCCCAGGTCCCGTATTCATAGCCATCGACGGCATTTCCGTCGGTACGACAACTTGGACGGTTAACGGCGCCGATGGTCTAACGCAAGCTATTGTCGTCAATGTCACCTCGGAGATATCGCTCGGACCCTCGCCGATCACTATGGTATACCCTAGCACGCCACTAGGTATACCTATCATCGGCGGCCTAGCGCCGTATACGTATGTAGGATCCACCAATACTGCCGCGGCTAGCGGTGTCATAGTTGGCAGCACACTAGTTGTTACAGCGAATGGCGCCGGCGACGCTATCCTGACGGTGATGGACGCAAACGGCGATACGGCGTCTGTGTTCATTGCAGTAACTCTGTCCCCAAATCCTCCGCCGTTTCCATTCGTTGGACCCGAGACACAGTTCCCGTTCAAGCCGCAGGCGTCCCTGTCAACGTCGCAGTCGTTTGCATACGATATTGTTATCAGTGAGGCATTCCCCGGCATTCAGTTCATCCCGACAGAGCCGAACGGACAGTATCAGGAGATTCGCGAAGTTTCCGGCGACCTGTGGTTGGTCACCAACGCACAGTTCAACACGAACACGCTAACGTTCCAGCAGAATACGCCCTGCAATCCGGCTGATCCGGCATACGCCTGGCGCCTAATGGCTAGCGGTAACTCAATTCGTTACTCCGCTATTGCGACAACGGCCCCGAATATCAATGTCACTTGGGTCCAGATGTTTGAAGTAGACGGAGCCGGTAACATCAGCTCCACGCCGCTAGTGCAAACGACTCCGGTCGATAACTTGCAGCTAGAGCCGATCTGGAACGTCGGCACGCCGACAACTACCGGCTCGTTCGAGCAGGACGTTACGGACACAAGCTCCGCTGCGAACTCTTTCCTTGAGAAGTTCAAGGTCAACGGCACTGTCGTGTGGCAGGTACGTAAAGACGGCACGCTGGTCAACGGCATTGTCCCATTTTCCGCTATCAGCGGATTTGTACTCCCGGCTAACCCGACCTTCACTGGCACGGCTACGTTCAATGGTCCGGTCGTTATGACTGACGGACTGACTGTGACGGGCGGAGAAAATGTAGACGCGCTGACGGTAAGCGGTAACTTCAACGCAGATGGTCCGGCATACGCGCATGACGGCTTGTTCGTCAGCGGCGGGCTAACCACGGATACGTCACACGTCACCGGAAACGAGCAGGTTGACGGAAACATTAATACAAATGGTACCCTGACAGGCGCC